CCGACAACGGCCGCGCAGGGGCCACAGCGCGCGCCCTGTAGGTATTAGTCTTGCTGCCGGAGTAAATGCTACCGCTATTCATATAAACGCCCCACGCGCCGGAAGAATTACACTCAGTCGATGACCAGTACCAGGAGCCGGTGTCGATGGGAACCATGCCAAACAAAGTCAGCGCGGCATTGATCTCAAAAATGTACTTGTAGAACAGCCAGAGCTGACCGATTGCGGCGAGGCTCCATATTGTCGGGTCATCGACACCTCCGTCAGAGAGCGAACAACAGCGATATTCACGCGCCCGTCGAGCTGCCGGGTAATCTATGCCATTTGCCTCGATAGCGGCGAGAATGAGGTCAGTATTGGCCTCTCCGTCGATGTCATTAAGCAAAGTGGGGACTCCGTAGAAGTTAGTAAGGCCACGGACATCATTATTGTTATTCGTCGCCCACTGCATGGTGATGCCTCCGGAATCAGAGGTAAGGTTATCCTTGGCGATAATGAACTCCTGACGTTCAGCTCTGATAACGACGCCCATCTGAATATAAGATGAGCGAGTTTGCGCAGACTGGCCGACCCATTCATCATGAGTCCAATAACGATGTTGTTTGGTGGATTTTGAGAACGTAGCCAGACGGATATCGAGCAGACCAGCGGCCCACTGTATATACTTGGCAATGTCAGAGAGAGGTGTTTGATCGTTGACCTGAGTGAAGCCGATCTCGTTGAGAGCTTTGACGAGGTCGACACGATTCTGCTTCATAAGCTGAGCCTCCTCGATTATAGTGTTAATATCTGCCATGAGAGTTAAGAATTAGTTGAGGGATATAGGGCGAACAGTCAAAAGGGTGGTCTTGGTATCTACATAAGCAGAACCAGATCCAAAGTTAACACGATAGGCATTGTTGGCATCCCACTGGCAACAAGACCAGTAGCTTTTGTCGAAAAATTTGAAGTCAGCGGACCAAACGGCGGTGATTAAAGCTTCGATTTCGGATTTATAACGGAACATAATGACGAGGTGTACCAGAGTAGGCAGACACCATCCCGAGTCATCTTCGAGACCGTCGCGCTCAAGAGTAAACACCTTATAGGCAAGAGCGGCCTCTGCAGCCGGAGCTCCGATAATACCATTACCGGACTGACCGTCGAGGACCGCCGCGATGTTTTCGGTCTCTTCGAGTGCTGCGAAGAATTTATACAAATCCTTAGTAGCGGAGAATTGATGAGCGTCCTGTACGGCCCCCTGCTTACCCCAAGCCTTGTTAACTATATTATCGGGAGCAACGACAAAAGATTGCCCCCAAGCTCTTACACGTACACCACGGAGAAGGAACAGGTCCTGTTCGGTAGATGACAGCGACTGCCACTCGGCGAGGGTGAAGAAAAATTTGCGGTTATCACGTTTGCGATTGGCCGCAAGTGTGATATCAAGCAGGCCCGCGGCCCACTTTACGAGTTCGGGAAACTGTGAGGCCCTTGCCCCCTCGGTCAGATTAAAACCGAGGGAGTTCAAGGCTTCAACTTGCGCTCTTTTGTTCATGCGAAGGAGCGTAACGCTTTGTTCATTAGAAGCCATTAGCGGAGATTAGATGGTTATTAATTCGTGGATATCGCGGTCAGCCTCGGCGTGTCGGGCCAGAGCCTCTGCGGCGGTTTCGCCGTTGTAGTATAGGATATGTTCCGACACATTATCGAGAGTCACGGTGTCGACCTCGATTTCGCCCGACCAAGTGGCGGCGTTGACTTCGTCCATAGCGTAAGTGAACGCCTCGACAACGAGCTCGACAGAGAAGCCGTCAGGATTAATTCCGTTAAGGATAATTTCAAGCTCGTTAGCCTCCGGCAACTTAGTCATGCGATAAGTGCCGAGGATTTCAGGTTTGCCGTTGCGGTCATTAACGCCACGGACTCCGAGGTTGATAAGGCGCACAAGCTCCTCGCCGGAGCCTCGGAGAGTGCCGCCAGTGACGCGAACAAACTGGAGGGAATTGTCGGAGGTGGCCGTAATGGAGTCAAGGACGTCCATAGGGTTGAACTTCGCGCAGTCAGTGATATTCACAGTCTGCACGTTCTTGTAGCCATCAACAATGAGGCTTGCATTAGTCAAGTTGGGGAAGCGGTCAAATTCGAGAGAAACAACCGTCTCCGGCAAGTGCATTTTCGAGACAACGGAGCCAGCGGGAAGCTGCACACCGGTAATGCGTGACCCCTGGGCCTCGACCTCGTCCATCGCAGAGCACCCGAGGAGGTTGAGCGACGATGATAGCGTGGGGATATTGCACACGTTGATGTAGGTCATCAACGGGTGCGATCCAAGAGTTAGAGTAGCAAGTTTGCCAACGTATCCCTCGGTCTTGTTGCCAAGCACGAGACGCCGGAGCATACGGCCCTGAGTGCCGACAAAGGTGGTGAGATAGAGCGGAGAGAGATCACCGAGGTCAGAGACGCGGTCAGCCTGATGAATGTAGGCCTCGGTGTCATTAGGATTGGCACCCTCCGGGCCAGTGAACGTAAAGGTATCGCCCTTGGAGATGAACTGCGGGCTAAATCCGGCATTTGCGGAGAAGCGGAAGCAGAAATACCAGTCCTGGGCAGCGGTAACGTCGACAGACACCTTTGCGGGCACGGTTGACTCCCCGGCCGTATTAACTCGCAAGTTAATCGAGTTATCACGAAAAGAGCCGGCGGCATACTTGGCATAGATATACTGCGAGCGTTCGTACATCGCCCATTTACGGTGTTCCTCACGAGATCCCTGTGCGATGTCGAGATAATTCTGAGCCATTCCGCTGCCGTCCTCCGAGGTAACTCCGAAAGAGTCGATGTACTTGTACTTGGCGTCAGCATTAAAGACTGTTTCGCACCACTGGTCCGACTGAGTGGTGTTAAACCAGTACAGACAACGCTCATAAGTGAGGCCGCCGGTGGAAACGAGAGTGTTGAAAATCTCGCGTTTCTCCTCCATGAGCGAGCGTTCTATGTGGTTCCACAGCGTAGAGCTCTCGCCATTGAACACGAATTTGCCGAGCTGATCCTTAGAGTGCAGCTCCACATAAGGGGTAAAGCTGATACGGCCTTCGTTGTTGATGAGCCAGATCGTATCATTGTCGTAGAAGATGATGTAGACAATGCCGTCAATGATAAGCCACATCATATTCTTCGCGCCCTGGTCCGAAGCCACCATGAACTCACGAATGAGGTCATAGGCGAGAGCCATGCGCTTGTTAAAGTAGCTGTTAATCTGCCCGGCAAAGAGTGCGGATTTAGCGTTCTTTTCTTCTTCGGTCAGAGTGGTGTCATTGATAGCGAGCGAGGCGAGCCAGTCAGTGACACGTTTGAGCTGCTTAGGCAAACGGCCCTGAGCGTATAGGCGGTTGTTATCGTCATTATCGGGATAGCGCGGCTCAAATGCACCACACCAGTAAGGAGCATAGAGGCCTCGGTCATCAGAGCGGAGCCAACCTGAATCGAGCCAGCGAGGGATATCCGATCCGGTTACGGTAGAGGTATAATCCGAGGTGTGGAACAGACACATCGGGTGGCCATTGTTCAGGAACTCCCAGCACTCGATATTATTCTCGACAAATTCTCCTGCAGCGACCTTGTCGAGAATACCGCCGGCACGAGTACATGTAGAGCCGTCGCGCTTCGCCCAAAGGAGGCGGTCAGCATCCCATCGCCACATCTCGCCCTTGTCTACCCAGGCTCCGGCCCCCTCGTCATAAGCAACGAGGTGATTCGTCAGTGCGTCGGAAGAACCATTCTCGATGAGATAATAAGGGATATCATCATCGAGAGCTGCGTTCAGAGCGTCAGCGTTGCCCTGCAATGTAGACAACGGGCCTTCCCAAACAAGGTAATCATCGCGGTTGATCATACCGGCATTGAAACCCTTTATATCCTGAAAGCCGAAAGTGTCATGGGTGGACTTGTCGTTGTTGAAATTATATTTGCCTATGAACTTGCGCGGGGCCGACTCTGACTCCTGATGAAACATAAGAATCGGGAAACCGTAAATAGTTGTGCGCACGGTATCGTCAACCTCCTGCATAGGGGTGGTGATACCGGCAGCTTTCAGCACTTCATGAATGAGGTTTGCCGCGCCAGTGTTGTGAGAGCCTGAAGACTCTGCGAAGTCAGCTTTAAGGCAGAAAGTCTTGACAGCCTTCTGCGGCACGAGATTACCGAAGCCATCGACGCCACGGAGAGCATATTTCTTTGCAGAGGCTCCGGTCTGCGACATGATGAATTCGACAAGGGCCTTCCATTTCCAGTTTTTACGGGGGTAATACTGTGAAGAAGTGCCCTGCACGTCGTTCTGAGCCTGATCGAGAGTGAACGAGAACTCAGGGTGCAGACGGTCCTCATAGATAATTTTCGTATTCTTCTTTTTATCGCCCTTGAATTTAGGCAGCTCGCCGATGAAAGTGATACACGGGATTTTCTCGACGGCTTTCTCATAAGAGATTTCAGCTTCAGAGGAATCCTCATTGAGAATATCGTTGGCGGCGAGCTTCGCGAACATGACATCGGTGTCGTCCATATCGGCGATGTAGTTGTCAACCATCTGGCGGAACGTTAACACGTTTTCATAAACACGAATGTTGTAGACGTTCAACTCGCAAGACGGGTGGCCCATCGAGATACCGACGGCGGGGTTCTGAACAAAATAGTCGTTGGTGTCGTACTGAATGACACGCGACATTTTGCCTTTGAGGAACAGATACATGAAACGGTTAGTGCCGCTGACCGGCTCAACCTGAAAGCCGATACGTATGCGCTCGTCCTGTTTAAACGTTGAGCTCACCGTCTGTTTGAGGGCTGAGGACATCACGGCCTCCTGGGCCTTGATTTCAAAACCGACATTACCGCTCAGACAGGAAATGACGGTAGCCTCAGGGTCGAAGCAGTTGCTCACCGAGAATTCAATCTCGACGGTCTTGCCAAGCTGTTTGGCGTCGGTGTCGAAGATGTTCATCGGGATATAGCACTGCGCACCTTTTTCGAGGTGTAAGGCTGTGAGACCCGCAGAGTCCTTCAACCAACCGGATTGAGCGTCGAAGCCACAGCCGGAGAACAGAGCTTTGGTGTGAATGCCGGAGGCAGAGGTGAACTCCCAGTCGGCACGGTTCTCGGCACTGTTGGATCGGCCGGAAGATGACAGATAAAGCGAGAGAGCGTCAGTCTCGGCACTAATCTGATAATCAGCCGGGATAACATTCACAGTCACCGTGTTCTCGGTAGAGAGGCGCGAGTTACGCACCTTGAATGTGAATGTGTGCGCTCCAGACTCCTTGACACGGCAGGAGAAGGAGCGACGCGAACGGTCGACGAGCTGACGTTCCACCAATTCGTCATTGAGGTAAATTTCCACAAGAGCCGAAGTATCTTCAGGGTCATAGACCGCGAAAGGAATCTCGATTGTTGAGTATTGCTTAGCGGTAGCCGGGCGTTCCAGGGCTATAAGAGGCTTGTAGCTGTCGCGATTGATGATCATGACATCAAATGACAGCAGCTCCGAGGCGAGGACATTGCCGTCGCCGAGGTCGCGAGTAGCCTGCATATCGACACGGCGGACAGAGTGATACATTTCCGTTGTAGGAATAGTTTTCACCGATGTAGAGCCGGAGGAAGTGACGGTTTCTGTTCCGGCGTCGGAATCATCGACGAGGAACGACACCTTTTTCTCACCTGAGCCTGTGGCGATATAACGTATCTGGAATGGCGAGCCAATGACATTCGCGGTAGATATGTCATAGAGCGAGCGGAGCGAGAGTGTGACCGCTGTGACCTTGATATTGGGTGACTGGGAAATCACGCCATCATCAGCAGTCAGACGGATTCGCACGGTGTTCATGCCTTGCTGGAGCCATGGGCCGACATCGAAGGTGTTGAAGCCCTGAATGACGGATTTACGGTCAACGACCGAGCCCTGAACAATCAGCTCGGCGGTACCGCCATACTGAGTATCGAGGTTAGAGTTTATGTTATAGTGTCGCCACAGGAATTCGAGAGTATATGGGTCGCCCTCCTTCACGGTGGCAATCATGGCCGACTGCACCGTAATCTCTATTGCGGTGGGGTTTGTTGTACCGCCACCACCGCCACCGGGAATGTTCACGGCCTCGATGATATTGCCTTCCGAGTCGAGGAAATTAAGCATTCGAGTGGTTGGGTCAAACGAGTGCTGCCTGGAAATTGTAGACTCCAAATCGGCGAAGGCAGAAACGACGGCCTTGTTGGAAACTGGGTTGTCGCTCTCGCCGTTCAAGGACTGGTCGACATCGACATTGAAAGAGAGGTCGACATTACCTTCGCGGTCCGGATCCGGAGGAACCGCACCGTTAATAGAGACCGAGCGGATTTCCTGACGCCAATACTGGTCGAGGTCCCAATCGCTGACGAGAGTGCCTGTAAACTGCCATGTCTGCCACTTTCCCGGGGCATACATGAAAGTAATCTTGCGGCCACCTGTACGGAGTGACAGTGGCACTTTACCGGCGGCGGCTCCTCGGTTTGTGGCGTTCCAGTCCTTAGAAATCTCGTGAATGTTGATGACATTACCCGTAGCCGAGCCTCCGCCGATTTCGACGAGGCTTTTTTCTTCATCGTCGAAGCGGTATAGGAAAGAACCAAGTCTGAAAATGCGGTCAGTTCTCGGCGCGAGGCAAGTGCCTGTCCGGTCGAAAATATTATACGCTGAGGGATATACGGGCCTGTTGTTACCCGGCGACACGAATTTTTTGTCTTCCGAGGCGAAGTAGACGCCTTCGACCGACACTTTCATGACATCGTTGGCGGTAGATACATACCCGAGAAATTCAAGGATTCCAACGTCAGCGACATGCTGCCTCACAGTGTCGTCGAGCCCCGACAACTCGTGCGCAAGTCCATCGACGTCATTACGGAGCTGTTTGCCCTTTGCTCCGGAATAGGCTGTCTGCTCAGTTTCGCCGAGGGTGAGATCTGAGCCGGTAGTAACGAGAGTAGAACCACTCCAGCGGTACTGCTTGTTGGCCGACTTGTCGACGTATATTTTTCCGGAGACAGGCACACGGCCCTCAGGAGATAACTCGCCGAAGCTGTCAGCTCCTGGCCAGTTGGAATAAAGCTTAGTGACGGCCAGTTCGTCATCAGAGCGCGTCTGACAAACAAAAGTGTCGGAAGCTGCCAGGTAAACAACAGTGCCGGAAGCGGCCAAGGCATCTTCAATATCAGGCTTTATTATTGAATCATTAAAGCCGTTGAACTCGACAACATCATCGACGTATGATGGTAACTGATGAGCGGGGATAAGGCCGTTCGCGTCAAGAGTGGCAATGCCCTCCGCGCGACCGACCTTATTCTCAATCGCAGATATGCGAGAGAGAGCGTCATCAGCTCGACCGATGGCGATGTTGGCATTGTCCTGAGCGTTTGAGGCCATACCTTTAGCGTCCGAGGCCGTAGAAAGAGCCGAGGCCGCTTTAGAATTGGCACTACCGGCGGTTTCCATCGCAGTAGTAGCCTTTTCAATGGCCGACAGAGCGTTCTGCAGCGCGGAATTAGCAGAAGTTTCCGCGCTACCGGCTTTGTTCAATGCCGACTGTGCATTCTGGAGCGCAGTTCTGGAATTGTTCAGAGCCGTTTTGACATCATCGCTCATGCCGGTCATGTCGATAGCCTTCATCTGAGCGATGAAGTCATCGAGCAACGCCCCAAGGTAAGCCGGAGTGATGGAGTTTTGAGCCACCTTAGCCTTGAGGTCGTTGACTTTGATTTGGAGAGAGGAGAAATCTGTCATAATTTGATGAATTATGCGGCAAAAGTATGAGGTGATAAGAGAGGTTTAAAAGACAATCAGCGCGTGTAGTCCTTGCTTTTGTAATAATCAGTGTCGTACCTTGCATTGTCGGAATCAAGGGCCGCGCAGAACATGGATTTGAACTCGTCGCCCAAGGATTCGGCCATAAAATCGCGGAGACGCATAACCGAGGAGTAGTATTTGATCGAGAACCATCGGCGCGGCGTACGTTTGCGGCCATGGTTCTCAATATACTCCTTGTTGAGCTCATAATCTCCATGACGGAGTTCGCGGCCGACCCCGAGGTCCTGCCACAAGCCATATTCGAGGAAATTCTGCGACAAAGTAATGTCGTAGAACCGCCCGTCAGCCTGAACCGGCAGCTCCAACGGAGAACGCCACAACGAGCCGGTGTCCATGACGTTGAGCTTATAAATACGCTCCTGCCAAATGTCAATCATTGTTTTATTCCACGCCTCGACAAACTTTCGGCGAGCGTCTACTGAGTCAGATCTTGGGTCAGCCATTCGTCAGGATTGAATGAGAGGTCAGTATATGTATCGACGGCAATATGGAAGAAAGCGCAGGCACAGCCGGTGAAGAAATAGCGGTCAATCTCAGTGAATGAAATCCGGGGGTCGATGTAGATATTGTTTTCTTCGAGCCGTGTTTTTTCCTGAAGGAGCACCGACATAAACTGACGGAACAGCTCCCGCATATTATCCATACATCGCTCGCGAGCCTTCATGTCGTCGACGGCATGACGTTTGGCGAGAAACACTGTCTTGACCCTACGGGTGTGCGGTGTGTTCTCGATGTCAAGACCACCCTGCGATGTATCGCTGACAGCGACAAAAGCCTGTGTCGATGTCATAGAGCCGAGAGCGTCATGGAAGCCACCCAGAGAGGACACACGGGAAAAGCGGTAGGCGTTATCCTTAGCGAAGCGGTTAAGTCCGGTCAGACGTTCAAAGAAGGCTGCCGCGTTCCAGTTGAAATTTGAGTCAATCATGTTGCAGGGTACTTTTTACGTATTTCGTCATATTCGCGAGCCTGAGCGTCAAGCTCTGTAAGTGCTCGCATAGCGTCAAGAGATAGAATTTCCTTCTCCTTTGTGATGTCGCCCTTAGTGAGCGCACGGATCTGAGCGTCGATGTTTCGTCGCAGTTCGTCATAAGAAGGAGGTTCGGCTTCGGAGTCGCCACCCACTTTTTTGAAGAAATTTGGAAACATAGCCGAGACAAGATTCTTGACACCTGCCCACCAGTAGAATACACCGAGCGTTTCAGCCGGTGTCAGGCTGATATTCTCCTTGTTGTAGAGAATTTCAGCCATTTGGCGAAGCAAAGCGTCATCGGGGTTGGACTGATAACGCTGCCACTGGGTCTCGCAAGCGAGCCAAGCGTCGAATGAGAGGCCCGAAGAAATGTCTGCCGGGATAGCGTTTGCACCGTCAACGGAATCGAGGCGGACAGGTTCCTGTGGCAGTTCCTTAGTCCAGGAAAGATGAGAAAGAGCAGCGGCCACCGTTTCGGCCGACAACATAAACTCCATGTCGCCGGAGCGCACGAGGTAGCCGGAGTCATAGGGGCAAACGACAGTGAGCCCCGACCATTTGAAGAAGCACAATGTCTGCACTTGTGCGGCCGTCTGTGCGGCATAGTCCTCCTGAGAGCGGTAGCCGACATTCTTGTTGCCAAGATTTACGGCCACCATAGCCGTAAGGAGGAAGCGGAGTTGATGCTGAGACAGCTCCGCCCACCCCTTAGGCACATTGACATTCACAACAGCAGCCATCAGAAATAGAAACCGCCCTTTACGGTATTTTTGAAAGGTTTGACAGCGAACTCCTCACCCATTTCAGCCTCCCACATATCGCGGAGCTCCGGCCAATATCGGAGTTCGCGGAGAATAGGCTGCGCAAGATGCCATACCTCATGGTTGTCAGGGCACTTAGCCTTTTGGTCGCGCGCATGAGAGGCGATGTAACGCAGTTCGGCCCGACGGATCAAATCGCACATAACCAAAGTACAATCATCGGAAGGCATAGCGTAGCGAGCGAGGCGGAGGTGCTTCATCACTTCCTTGCCGAGATAATCCTGCGACAACTCCGTTTCAAAACGGAGGGCACTATCGCGCATAGAGCGATAAGTGGTCAACAGGTCCTTATCCCTTTTGTTGGCCATCGCGTCATCGAGGCCATACATGAACGTGCCGAGCCAGTATTGCCCCATGCGAGTAGAACGGTAGTCGGCATATTTGAGTAAATTGATTATGAACGGGAGCACATTGGCGTCCACCGTAGAAAGGAGTGAGGCAATCAGTCTCTCGACACGTTCCTTAGAGGCCGGTGCCCTGCCATCGGTATTGATAACAGCAAAACCGGCAGGGCTGAGCGTGACATCGAGAGAGGGCACGGCGTCAGCAAAAGCCTTGAACACGATGACTTTCTTCGTGAGAGGCAAAAGCGACTCCGGCAGAGAGTAATCTTCACCGACAAAATTGTCGGTAAGCCACTTATTCGCCGAGGCAAGCCACGGGGCGAGTTTGTCTATAAGAAGCGACTCGCCCTCGACCTCGTGAATAACATTGGGGATAAGAGAACGCAGCTCCGCGTTAGTCATTGTCATTTCCGATGTTTTCATTCTTATCTGATTTTGTGGTTACTTCCTTTGCGTCAGTATGCTCGTCGAGAGTGGTGAGCTGAATGAACGGGCAGTCGACATGGACACCTTTCCAGCGGTTGAATTTGATGATTATCTGGTGGACCAGAAACAGGATATCGTGATAAGGCTTCTGCAATGCCTGAGCGATAGTATAAAGTTCGCGCTTGTCAGACCCGGAGTTGTTGGTCTGAGCCTTTCCCGGCACAGAGCCAACGAGGTTACTATGCACACGCATAGTAAAGCACACCATGTTCACGGCCTCGGCGATGTCAGATTCCCAGTCGCCGCCCTCTTTGGTCTTGCTGTCGATAGAGGTGACTGTGATGTCAGCCGTCTCGCCCTTGCCGTCAAGCGAAATACTCTTAGGCGTAAAGAGTACAGAGCCGGTGTTTTCCACGTTGGTAAGGAACTCCAACATCTCCTGTTTCTTTTCGTTCATCAGCTCCTCCTGCTTCTTGGGGTCGATGATATGCTGATTGGCGAAAAGATTATCCCAATACCTGGGCGAGACCTCAATGACGTACTTTATAGGGGCGGCGTTTTTGAGCTTAGCCATCTTCGCCTCCCCGATGAGCCGCTTAATGTTGTACCAACTGCCTTTGAACAAAGCGGCATAGTGCGGAATCGGATAGTACATAGAGTCGACCCCGGGAAATCTCGACAGGATAGCAAACTTGCGGGTCTTGGAGATCTTCTCTCCGGCACTATTCCCGCGGGTTGCCCTCAGGCCCATGCGCTGCTGAAGGTCTTTCCATGGAGAGCGAGGGTCAAGCAATTCAATTTCCTCTACCGTGTCGGACTGTGAGAGACTGCGGAACGGAGCGAACAGCACCTTAGTAATGCGACCTGTTTTCTCATCAGCCGGGCAGAACCGACAATAGCATGCCGGTTTGCGGTGAAGCTCTACAATTTTGTTGCCATCATCGTTAAGGATTATGACCGATACAGCGAAATTGAAGTGCTTGAAGTCCTGACAGACGCCGAGGAAATAGTCGGGCATAGGATTGTCGAGCAGGAAATCCTCGACCTCCGACTTGACAGCCGGTGACGCTTCCTCCGTGCAGTATTTAAGGCCGCTGCCATAGCAGACCTCAGCGTTAAATATCTGACAGGTCGAGAGGGTTTCATCTTTTTCAATCAAGTCAATGAGATTGTAAGGGAGCATGTCATCGGCACCCCATGTAACGTATTGCTTATCATGGGCGGTGGCGATGTTAAGGTCATCGGCTTCGCGAAAGACAGTAGTTGTCTTTGTCACGATAGCGGCCCTGACATTGGTATGCGGGACCTGATGGACTGAGAAGGTGTCGTAGAAGTGACCATTGCCGGAGAGCTGCGACCCGGTGGTTGGTTTATTATTTTTTTTCATTGGGAGAGAGGGGAAGATTTAAAGATATACGTCAAAATCGTCAATGCCGATAATGCAGACGTCATGAATAGTACGGATTTGGCCGGAGCGAACGAATTTTATAGAGCGTGTTCCCTTGTATCGGTCAAAGCTCAGAGAGATGACGTCCTCACAAGGTAGAATTTTGCCTTTGACGGTAACGACCCTGAGAGAGACACGCTCTCCACGGTTGAGCATAGCGAGAGCCTGAGAGATATGTATAGCTTTCTTCATGCGAACTCAGCGGTAAATTCATGTGAGAAGATATGGCTGCGCGACGGCATGAGTGCGCCAAGATCATCGGCAATCAACACAGGTCGCTCTCCGACAAAACGGAATGTGAACTTTATCGAGGATAGCGATTCATTATCGTTATCAACCTCGACAGAGTGGTCAGTAATGATTATGTCGTAGTCGAAGCCAGAAGCGCAGAGCTGAATATCACGCGAGCCGATGAGCTGTTCCACTTCGCGGATCTGCTCATCGGTGAGCGGGCCGGTCTGCATTTCATAGGAGCGTTCGACTGATTGGTTGTACTGTTTGGCCCGACCGGAGCAAACTGCCGTGTCACGTTCAAATTTGGTTTTTCGAGTCACCACGCCAACGACATCAATGTATTCGTAAGCGTTGAACATGTTACGGAAGCCGAAAGTGAGGAAAAACGGGTGGTCGACGACATAAAACAGTTTCTGCATTGAGCCGTAAGAAATGGAGAAATAGGAGACTTTTTCAAGCGAGTCACCGGTTTCCTCGTCGGTCAGATTTAGAGCGAAACTGATAATGTCATTGACTGAGAACGAAACGTGGTTAGAACAGGCGTTTTTAGTGAATGTTTTCTCGACGGCTGCTGTGTTTCCTTCAATATCAATTCCGACGATTTGCACCCGATACTCGTTAGAGCCATTGCCCCAATGAGCAAGGGAAATAGCCGAGTTTCGGTGGACGATAGAAGCACCGGCAGCGCAAAGGAAACACTGCGTATAGTCAAACCCAGGGTCAAGAGAATACTCACAATAAAGAGCCACAAATTCGGCCACTACTCCATCAATACGGATTTCCATCGTGTCCCAAAGACGGGTTTTAGAGCGGAAGCGTTCCTCGATGAGCGAGCCTATGTCGAACAGCTCTACCACACCGTCATGCGGATAAAGTGTGGTAGAGAAAAATTTGTCAATCTCACCGCCGGGGTCGCGCACAATCTCGACCAAAACCTTTGTTTTGTCGGTGCGAGCCTTTACGGAGTACAAATCCGATGTAAGGACAGGAGAGGATTGGTCAGGAGGGTTTATAATCGTAGTTGCCATGGCGCAAAATTATTGAGAGATAGAGCCTCGGTAAAAGACAAACGGCTCGCGGTTGCCCTGAAGGCTGCTCACCCCAATTATGAGGTGAGCAACTTTTCGGTCAGGACTTTTTAGCTCGCTTGACTTTTTTTGTCTTAGGTGCTTCGAGCTGTTCGCAAATTGCGACACGGTGGCCGGCTCTTACCAATTTGGGGAGATATGTGTCGAGGGCATGGTGGGGGAAACCTGCGAGGTAGATTTTATCGGCCTTGCCATTGGCGCGAGAGGTTAGAGTGATACCGAGGACGTCCGAGGCCTTTTGGGCATCCTCGCCAAAACATTCGTAAAAATCGCCACAGCGGAAAAGTAAAACGGCATCGGGGTGTTTCTTCTTCATTTCCTCATATTGCTTCATGAGGGGGACGGCAGTAATGGCCTCGACAATTTGCTTAGGCTTGGCGGCCTCCTCTACTTTGGCCTTGTCTTTAGCCTCTTGTTCGGCTCGCTCCTTTTCCTCGGCCTCCTCTTTGGCCTTAGCCTCTTGGCGAGCCTTAGCGCGAGAGCTGACCGCGCCTGTGCGCTTGATTTCAGCCTGCAAGAGCGCAAAGGCATTTTTAGAGATGGGGCAATTTTCGCCTTTGAGCATAAAAGCGTAATTGAGGGCATTGGCGGCATTGGTGAAATTGCAGATGTGCCATATTGAGCGGTCCGACATATATGTGCCGACGCTGATGACGGCAGGGGCTACGGCTTCGCCCTCTGCTACAGCCTTTGTGCCGTCAGCATAAAGTGAGAGCTCGATGAGCGACTGCGGAGCGATGAACGCTGTAACGCATACGGGATTGGGGAGAGTGGCGGCTGCGGCGAAAAGGTTAGCGGCTGATGCGGTGGTGGCTGTCTGTGTCATAATAGATGATTTTTTGTGTTATTGACTGATTGTTACTTAATGCCGAAAAACACACGGAAAAAGGCATTTTCGACTTCTACCTCAAAATGTGCCGTGCCATTGTTGGCCTTTAGGCGACCATTTATCGGATTGGAGGAGAGGTGAGCAGCTTTTACAAGCTCTTGCTCTTTGTTGATTTCAGGCTGCTGTGAGCCGTAGGGCTGTGTCATATCTTTGATTTTTTGTTCCATTTTTCGTCCTTGTTATCGAGTTTGATTTAGCTTTTACATTGCAAGAAGAGGGTGGACGAAAGCACCATAAGGCAAATTTGGAGCGAAAAATACCGGAGTGAAATGAGGATGATTTTTCAGCGGAAGTGCATCTCAATTTGCAGGGTGCTTGTCTGCCCTAACTTCGCGATGTGAATAGCGTCCAAATCAAATCCCGGTGGCAAGGACATGGAGCGAAAAACCTTTGGTATGATCAGCCCGGAGGGTCAAAGTAGCCGTTGCGGAGCAGAAATCAATAAAGTGCAAGAGTAACAAGTCAGGGATTGAAACCTTTTGGCCGAGACCTTAGGCTCGGTGCGCAGCATGAAAGCCCGACCCGTAGGGGGACTCAAAAAAATAAAAGGTCGCCCCCGGAATAACCGAGGACGACCTGTGGAGAGAGAGGAGAATGAGTTAGCCGTCAATAGCCAAGAGATAAGCTGCGAGCCACGGGAGCCAACAGATAGCGATGCCGCCGGACATGGTCCAGAGCCAGTCCCATAGGCAGAAATGATTGCCGGTCATACGGGAGTCGTGGATTTCTTTGATGAACCCAACGACAGCCACAGCCGCAAGCGCGACAGTCAACGTCCACCAGGGCATGTGTGGAGGAATGTGGGCGAAGATAACACCGACGATGAGAGCGATGACGACCCCTATGATGAAATGAAGGAGTTTGTCGAAACCGCGTTTGTCTTTGCAGAGTGTCATTTGCGATATTTGATTAAGTAGATTAGCGAAATAATGATTATTGCTGATAGAATCGAGAAGAAAACAACCCAGTCAGCGGGATTGAGTATGTCATTATCGGTCCGAGTGTTTTCAGCGACAGAGGTAGTGGATTGAGCCGAAAGATTTACAGTCTTTTGCTCGTCGACCGAGGCCTGTTCATGGGTGGCCTGTTGGGTGGTCTCCTTTGCCTTAGCGTTCTCGATTTTGATAGACTTGGGGGCGGCCCGAGAGTCCGGATGAACAGAGTCGGGAGGGAAGAACTCGATCGTAATGCCCGACAGATCCAGCTCGCACGAGGAGGAGATGAGAGAGAGGATTTCATCAGTAGAGTACGTGACTACGGCTTCGTCGATGACAACTGCGGTTGTGTCGGCGTAGTCGGTAACAGATTGGCGGGAAGAACGGCACGAGAACAGAGCCGACAGGAAAAGGAGAATGACTATAAGTCGCATATCTTGAAAGAAGGACAGGCTTTGTTGGCAAATTCGTAGTGACAGTGAACTGTGGCACCGGAATATTTCTTCTGCAGAGAGGCAACAAGCTCGCGCAGGGCCTTTTTCTGTGCAGGGGTGCGGGTGTCCTTAGGACGGTGGCTGCCGTCGGCTTCTTCGCCACCGACATAGCTTACACCGATTGAACAGGTGTTCTGACCCGTGCAGTGTGCGCCGACAACAGATTCAGGGCGGCCGGCATATATAGTGCCGTCGCGGCCGACAAGATAGTGATAGCCGATGTCGGAGAACCCACGGGCGAGGTGGCACTGCCGGATTTGTTCGACAGAGAAATCGCGGCCTTCGGGAGTGGCTGTGCAGTGGAGTATGATTTTTGAGATTGAGCGGCGATATTGCTTTAAATCAAGAGCCGCCCATGTCTTAGGGCCGACGATGCCATCAGCATCAAGGGATTTTTGGGCCTGGAAGAATTTGACAGCTTCTTCGGTAACAGGACCGAAAATGCCGTCCACATGGAGGGCGAGAGCCTGTTGCAAGTCGCGGACGTCCCGGCCGCGACTGCCTAAACGGAGAGTTTGCATTATACGGGGAGATTGAGCCGACGCATACGAGCTTCGAGTATAGTGTCGAGGCAAGCCTGATGGTCGAGCTGCATGAGGATTAGAGACTGGTCTTCGGGGTCGAGCCGGTTAAATCGGCTCTGATCCTCGCAGAAAGCACGGAGATTTTTGACGTGCTGCGCGTTATTGCGATGTTGCTTGGCGAGGCGGATTTCAAACGGTTTCATTGCGAATGTAGATTTTAAGATGAGCGATTAGGCTTTCAGTCAGTAGCTTCGTCAGAAATTTTTTTAATGTTGATATTCATAAGAGAGCCGGCAATGGCGATAATCTTTGCAAAAAGAATAAGAGTGACGTTGCTGATCTCTCCAACCGGCGGGCTGAAGAAATCATATAGGATAAGGAAAATTGCCACAATAATGAGGATAATGCCGAGAATGTGGCGATGAGTTTGAATAGTTGACTTTTTCATTGCGGAGAGGATTGATTGTGTTGCAAAGGTACGGACGCACGAATGTACAGTAAAAGACAAGAAAGACTACATGACGCCTGACACGTCGACGGCAGAAGAGCCGAAATAGGGGAAATTCTCACAGCCGATGTATAGGGTGTCAAAAGCGTCCGTTCCATCAGTGCGTAATTCGAGGCGGTCATCTTCCGTCTCGGCCAGCTTTTCACCCGACTTGTCTTTATGGAAACCGTTACGGCCGCGAGTTACGCCGGCCGATTGAATAGCGAGAATAAGATCATCGTTATTCTGACGGTTGAAATATGGAGTGAGACGATTAAGTCCGGCGAAACCGTGGTTTATAAGATGATATTTTTCTTCATGCCGCATAGGGTTACCGAGCGGCGTAGCGACAACGTGCCAGCCATGCTTGCGGAACTCGTTGATGATAGTATGACGGAAGTCGACAGAGTTGACCGCATAGTTAGAGCCGAGAGCGGTAGTGTCATAGTAAAACACGACCGTTTTCTGCTTGTGGTGAGCGTAATATTGGCAGAACTCGGCGACGAGAGCGGGAATTTTACGCTCATACTTCACATAGAACGATTTGAGGACATTGAGGCGGCCAAGACGCTCGTCAGGCTGACCGGCTACAATCCAGTTAATATTGGCATTGTAGTCCATACCGATACAAATAGGGCGGTATCTGTCGAGATCGCGGTCAGCGCGGCAGTTAAGGGCTTCGGGTTGGAAGTCGAAGCCGATATGGTCAAGGTACTCAAAATCGCTATCGTTATACTTGTGGCCCTCTTTCATCGAGGAATAAAAACCGTCACGAGCGATACCGATTTTCTGACACATGATAGATGTCTGAAACGTGAGTGGTGTGAGGTCACGTTTCATATCTCGTAGGTATTGCTCGCCCAGGAGCTGCACGTTTTCGACCGAAGAATATTCCCGGTAGTAAGTGGCTATTGAACGGAGTTTATTGATGTTAGCGTCAAGGCGACGGAGATGTCCACGGAGATAAGCAGGCGGCTCTATACCTTTTTTCCGAAGCTCGAGTATTTTCTGCTTTTGACGCCATTGTTCATACACGCCGGCCTCGATAGCCTTGATGATTTTCGGATCCATCGCTTTCTCGTATTCGAGGAACCATGACCCTTTTTTACTTTGCGGCATGTCGGAAATAATTAGGACAGCATGGTTAAAAGAATGGCGTGAGAAGTGGGTCTTTATACCACCATTGGCGGGGAATGTTTCCTCATGGAGAGCGACCGGGTCAATGAACTTTGCCTCGTCTATAAGGAGCCAAGAGAGTGTGAGACCGTTTGAAGAACCTGCACGATCCTGAGAAATCATAATAGCCACAGAGCCATTATAGAAAGAAATTACATTTTCCCACTGGTGCGGCTCGATAATAGGAGTGGCAAATGACTTTGGAGGACGACGGCCTACAACGTAGTGAATACCTTTTTTATAGCCCCACCTCGCCCATGCAGCAAAAAGAGCAGGAAGTGTGTTTGTGAGGCCATGCTTGAATGTAGGCACCACGATACCGCCCGAAGAACCTGGCATGCGCTGCATCATTTTTAGGGCGTAGGGGGCCGCTATGGAGTCGGTTTTACCAGTACGACGCCCGGCTACGATAACAGTAGTTCTCGCAGCTACAAGCTGGGCCATCATCTGCGGGCGGTTGAAGTATGTTGGTTTAGCCTTGGGGTTGATCTGTTCCATCGGAGAGAGGTGCGAAAAGTTGTTGTTCTTCGAGGTCAGGCTCTTCAAATTCCACATCGACGATGTCACGGAAATCGCGTGAAAGCTCCTTCGTGAGTCTGGCGATGTAGTTGTATGCGTCCGGGATAGGTTCGAGACCGAGGACGCGGACATCGAGAGTGGCGCAGAACGGCTGAATGACAATCTCGTCGTAAGGCATTGTCATTTCATCCTCCATGTCAACGCGGTTATACTTTGCATAAGAAGCCGCGACACGCTCCATAGTCTTTGTATCCTTGCGGGCCTTAGCCATCGCATATGTTTCAAGGAACATCTCATTTGCTCGAGACCTGTGGAAATCGCGAGATTTCTGCGAGAGCAGAGGCACGAGCTGATGAATTATATTTATATCAGAATAGGCCGTCGACTGCGAGACATCATATCTCGACATGATGGTGTCGCGCAACTGGCGGTCTTTCATTGATGGATTCGCGAGCCAATAGTTATACATCTCGCGGA